CGCTGCCAGCGTCGGTGCCCCCCGCACGATGGACTCCAGGCGCTGCAACTGGAGCTGCTCCTCGGTCGGCCGGGAGTCGTCGGGGATGCCGGCCTCGGCTGCGATCGCGTCGTCAGACACGATGCCGATCTCGTGCAGCTTGAGGAGGTCGTCGAGGCGGTCGGGGCGGGCAACGATGGAGGAGGTGTCCCAGGCGAGGCAGTACCGCTCTGGGTCGGTGATGCTCATGGCGGTGAGGGTGGGCCGGAACCAGTACTCGGTGACCGCGTCGCCCAACCTGGCGAGCAGCGGCTCAATGTAGATCTTGTACGTGGACTCTTCGACCTGCCAGGCACTCCAGTGGTTCGCCTCACCGGTCGTGCCCTCGGCCACTTCTTTCGGCATGTCGAGGGTCGCGGCCAGCCGGGACAACGCGTCCTGCCGCAGCTCAGTAACCGCCGCGTCCATGACCGTCGCGAAGTCGATCCGCCCGGCTACGAACGCTTCGATCTGCTCCTGCGGAACCTCGATCAGGATGGGTGTCTGAGCAGCAGCCGTGCCCGGGTTCTGGATTCCGGCCTCCATCGCTTCGAGGATGAAGGAGGAGATGGCTTCCATCTTCGACTGGTCGTCGCCGTGCGGGAAATCCAGCTCCTGCGGCACCAACTGGACACCGTTGGACGCGAGGCGGGAGTCCAGCCGGGCTGCGATGTTCATGCTGGCCTTCTCGACCTCGCGGAGAATGGGGAGCGCCGGCCGGACCGCAGTGTCGGCCCTGCTCTGGTCGTTGGGGTGGGGGGACCACACGCGGATCAGGCGGTCGCCGCGGCCCAACTGCACCGTTTCGAGGGTCTCGGGGTCGGTGTACTGCCACGTCCCGGCCTTCGGCTGGACCTGCGTTCCGGACAGCACCAGCCACTGATCGGGCTGCTCCACCCCACGTACGGGCCCGCGGGGACGGACGATGATGAACGCCTCGCCAGGGATCTGCCAACACACGGCGAGGGTCTGCTGAAGCTGCGCCCGGCGCGACGTGCCACCGAGTGCGGCGACGGCGGCGCGCTGCACGTCCTCGTTGTCCGTCGGCCCGGTGATCAGCCCGGTCGCGGGGTCGACCTCGGCCGCGTACAGGGTGGCGGCCGACACGGCGTTGGCGATCCACGTCACGGGGGAGCGGAGCTCACCGACCGCGTCGTAGTAGTACCAGGCCTCGCGCTGCCAGTCGTCCTGCGTGTCCTTCTTCCGCGCCCGCGCGACCGCCTGAACACCAGGCCCGGACAGGGGCATCGCTGCGGCCATGACCGCCCGGGGGACACCCGGCGCGGGCGGCGGGGTCCCGGTTGCGGTGCTGAGCCAGTCTCTGACACCCATCAGTGGTCCTCTCGTGATGCCAGGTATCCGGCGGTGTGGCTGAACGCCAGCGCGGCGCATACGGCGGTGAACCAGCGGGTGTCTCCCCACGCCCACCACGCTGCTGCTGTGCCGGCGCCGGTGTAGATGCTCACGCACCACGGGCACGTGAGGAGGTACGCGGCGAGGTCCCAGTCCCGGGCGAGCGCCCCGTTCACGAGCGCGAGGCGGGGGGCTTCGGTGATGCGGTCCGCGGTGACGAGGCGAGTGATGCGGGCGGTCGCCAGCGCGGCGAGGATCAGGGTGATGGTCATGCGGGCCGTCCGAATCGTCCTGGGGGCATGAACGGGCGGCTACTGCCGGTGCGGCCCATCGCGGCGACGGACCGGCCCGCACGGGCCTTGTGCGGGGACGCAACGCTGACGACGCCTTGGCCGTAGCGCTTCATCAGGTACGTCACGAGGTGCACGGCCGCGTCGACACGGTCCGGGCTGTTCTGGTCCTCCTCGGGGATCCACGTCGTGTACTGGTCCTCCAGCTCACCGAGGACGCCGACATGGGACACCTTGTTCTGCTCGTACCGCATGACGACGGGCTGCGCGCGGAGCTTCTTGCCCTTCGTCGCAGTGACCTTGTGCATGACCGGGGTCTCCTTCCCCGGGTTGAGCTCCAGCCACACCGACCGCAGGACTTCGCGGACCCACTCCTTGCCGAAGTTGTCCTCGTAGACGATGCAGTCAGCGTTGATCTCCTTGTACAGCCGCCACACGGCTTTCGCGGACTCGCGCGGGGACAGCTTCGCCGACCGGTCGTGCGTGATGTAGTCCCGCCCATCCACTCCGTGGCCGCCGCCGATGATGCCGGTCTCGTCTGCCTGGCCGGTGCCGGCAGGGTCCATCGCAACGACGGTCAGCATCAGCTCGGGGCAGGACTCGATGCGGTTGCGTTCGATGACGGCGCGGGCGATGAGCGCCCCCGGCATGTCGTCGAGGATGTCCGCATCCAGCTCCTGCTTCCCGAGCGTGGTGCCCTCGTATTTGTCGACGACGGCCCGGCGGAACGTGGGGGCGAGGTTGGCGAGGTTGTCGTACGTGGTGCCCTTGGTGACGTACGCGAGCGGGTCTTTGATCAGGGCCTTGATGAGGGGCAGCGGGCGGGGTGTCGTGGTCACGCACACCTGCGGGTGCTGGCCAAGGCGCATGCCCATCTGGAGCATGTCCCACGCGTACTGAAGCTTGCGCCAGGCGGCGAGCTCGTCAGCCCATCCGTAGTGGTGCTGGGGGCCTCGCATACGGTCCGGCTCGTCCGCGCTGTACAGGTGCTGCACCGACCCGTTGGGGTAGGTCAGTTTCCGCTTCGACGGTTCGTACAGCGGCCGGAACGTCGACGGGGCGGAGGCAAGGATCCCCGACTCGCCCTCCACGAGGATGTCGCGGGTGTCCGCGGCGGTCGGGCCGACGAGGGCGCCGCGTGAGCCGGGCATCGCATCGGCCTTCCGCCACGCCCACTCAGCACCGGTGCGCGACTTCCCGAACCCGCGGCCGGCAAGGAGCAGCCACGTGTCCCAGTCGACGTCGTCGGCCGGCGGGCGCTGGTTCGCGCGCGCGTGCGGCCCCGGACGGCCCGGGTGCGGGGCACCGTTGCAGCCCGCCACGTCGCACAGCCACAGCACCTTCCCGGCGTCCATGTCCTGCGCAAGAAGCTCCAGCAGGTTCTCGATGCGCTCCAGGTCGCTCTTGGGCATGCGGGCGAGAGCCTGCGGCGAGATGAGCGCAAGCTCTTCCGGCGTCAGCTCGGTGGCGGTCACGGCAGGTGCAGAACCCGCTTGATGAGCTTCTCGACCTGCTCGGCCGACTGGGAGTTCTGCCCGGACTGGTCCATGGCCAGCGCCTTCGTGTGGACGTTCGCCGCGGCAACGAACGCGTGGGTCCAGCGCACGGACGGGTCTTCGCGGTCGGCAACGTACTGGTCGAGGCGATCGGAGAGGTGGTCCATCAGCTTGTCGGCGAGCTCGATGTGACGGTGCCGGACCGACGACACCTGGTCGGCGATCCCGTCGACGGCGGCGGTGGTGATGTACGTGTCGTACGCGGTCGTGCGGTCCCGCCAGTTGTACTCCGACGACCAGTTCCCGATCATCGACGGGGATTTGTCGAGTTCGGCTGCGACGGCGCGCAGGTTCCGGCGCGCGCCCATGTTCATGTAGACGCGGAACGCCTCGTACGCGGCCGTGGACTCGCGTTCCTGCCGCGCCCACGGGTACTCGTCCATTACGCCTCCAGGCGGGCGGTGAGCGCCGCGACGGCCTTCGTGAGGGCGGCGATCTGCTTGGACTGGTCGGCCTGCGAGTCCTGGATGCTGCGCACGGCCGCGGTGGTGGTCGCGAGGTGGGACGCCACCGTCCAGAACTTGTTGGTCTTCGCGTCGGGTGCGTTCGACGGGGCAGGCACGATGCCGTCCGTCGTCAGGATCCGGGTCACGTCAGCGGCGTTCAGTGCCATGTCGTCCTCTTCGGTCTCGGTTGGTCCGGCCACGAGCCGCTTCGCCCGGGCCACGATCTCGGGGAGCTGCTGGACAATCCGGGGGCCGGGGCACGAGGTGTGTCCGCCCCACTCGGAGCCGCCCATCGCGTGGTAGCCGAGGCCCCGATCCTCGGGCCCCGAGGCCAGGCGCAGCGGCACGTCGTAGGTCTCGTGCGCCCAGGCGAGCACCGCGGCGTTGTCGTCAAGCTGCGCATCGGTCAAGGCGTCGCCGCCGAAGCCTTCGTTCTCCACTGACAGCCAAGTGCGGTTGCCGGCGGACTGCGCCCATGCCCGGTCGGCGGTGTCGACCCACTGCCGAAGTGCACCCGCCTTGCCCGTCCCGAAGTGGGACGAGGCCTGCGCGGTGGGGTTGCTGAACCAGGCCTGGGAGCCTTCGAGGGTTCCGGCCATGATGTGGACGACGATGCCGCGGACTTCGTCCTGGCCGTCTTCGGTGTAGTTGCGGACGGCGTGCCATGTGGCACCTGGCATACGGGCCATCGGGCACGCTCCCCGGGTTGGTGTCCTGGAGCTCAGGATAACCAGGTTATGCAACTTGTTGCACAAAGCTTCGGCCGGACACGACGATGCCCCGCCCTGGGGGAAGTGGGCGGGGCATCGGGTCCGTAGCAGCAGCGGCAGCCAGCACGCGATCCGTACGGGTGGCGGCCCATGGGGACCACCTGTGTTCACGGTACGGGCGGGGACTGACAACGGGGGTTTACAACCCCTCCTCGCCGTTGGGCTGGATGTCGGAGTGGACCACAACCGCGTCGGCCTGCTCGGGGTGGTCAGCGGTGATGCTGTCGCGCAGCTGCTGGTAAATCGCGCTGCGCCCCGTGCCAGTTGGGACGATCAACGTCCCCGTGAAGGTGCGCAGGCGCAGCGGGCCGGAATCGCCATCGGGGTAGGTGCCGAGGGTCAGGATGCAATGCCACGTGGTGGTCGTCGTCATGGGGTGATCCTTTCGTATCAGTGGCCGCAGCCGGAACGGGCAGACAACGGTCGTTCATGAGGTCATCGTCCCTTCTTGAGCCAGCCGCCGCGGGAGGCCTGGTAGTCCGTCTCGTGGCCTTTGCCGCGGGGGTCGTTGGGGAGGCGGGTCGGCATGCTCGCGGGGAGTTTCCCGAGCGGCTTCGACGGCTCGGTGGTGGTCTCGCTTTTGCGGCTGAAGAGGCCCATGATCGTGTCCTGTCTCTGTGATGGGGATGGGCCCGAGGCGGCCGATGTCTTGGCGGATGGCGGCCGTCTCGGGAGCTACTTGGCGGGCGTGAGGGTGATCTGAGCCCCGTTCGCGTGCTCGACCACGGTGACGTTGTTGGTGTTGGTGTTGGCGCCTTGACCTGCGGCAACAACACCAACAGGGGGCGGGGGAGTGGTCGCGGGGAGGGGCGCCGGGATGTCGTCTCGGTGGACGCCCGGCCCGTTGCCCGCCCCGGTGACCCGTACGCCTTCCCGTACGCGGACCCCGTCGGCGGCGAGCAGGCCGCGCACGTCCTTGGTGGTCCAGCCGGTCCCGGGGTACTCGGCCAGCAGCTGGTCGCGGAGCGCGGTGAGGAGGACGCCGGTGCCGGTGCCGAGTTCGCGGACGATGTCGGCCATGTCCGCCGGGTCGGGGGCGAGGGGCTGCTCCTCGTCGGCCTGCTCGGGCTCGTCGCTGGTGTCGGTTCGGCCGGCCAGCCACGCGGTGATGCACCAGGCGGCCAGGAGGGCCCAGAGCGCGCGGCGTTCAGCTAGGGCGACTCCCCCGACGACCCAGCAGACGACAGCAGCTGCTGCGAGGCGGGCGGCGCGTTCCTTGGGCTCGATGTCGTTCCAGAAGGCGCGGGCGCCGCGGGCGGTCCCTGCTCCGATGCGGGTGACGTGGGGGGCAAGGTTCATCGCTGCACCAGCCCGGTGTACCAGCCGCCACCCAGGTTCACGGCCGAGGCGAGTGGCACGGCCGCCATCCCGGCGATGCCCTGGGACAGGCCAAGGAGGGATCCGGAGAAGGCGCCCAGCAGGGTCTGACGCTTGGGGAGCCTCTTTGACCAGATGAACAGGCCGATCATCACGGCCGTCCAAATGGCGAAGACTGCGTAGCCGCCTTCGGTGAGGACGACGGGAGCGGCGCGGGTGACGTCGGGTGATTTTCCGCCGATGCCGTAGACGAGGTAGAGGGTGCCGATGTTGCTGCCGCCCCAGAGGCCGGCGCGGGTGATGAGGCCGAGGGCGCTGAGCGGCCCGGCGGCGAGGACGGCGAGGATGCCGAAGCAGAGGCCGACGAAGAACGGGATGAGGGCTTTCCAGTCGCGGGAGCCGCCGCCGTCGTCGCCCTTCTTCCCGCCTCCTCCCCCGCCCTTCTTGTGCCAGCGGAGGATGACGAGGACGACGATGATCGTGCCGAGGGTGATGCCGCCCAGGCTGACGGCGGGGTTGCCGAGGTTCACGGGTGTCCCTGTGGGATGGCCGCGGCGAATGCGGCGAGCGTGAGGATGAATGCGACGGTCCCGGCGATGCGGGGAACGTGGTGTGCGACGAGGGCGCAGAGGATGGCGAGGGCGCCTACGGCTGCGACAGCGAAGAAGAGACAGAGCGCGGCGGTGACGGTCACGGTGCGACACCTGTCTCGCTGTCGCGTGCGACGGCGGCCGGATAGTAGTCGGCGAAGGCGTCGGCGGCGCGCGACAGTTGCGACGCGGTGTCGCGCAGCTGCTCGTACCAGCGACGGGCCGTCTCATCGTCGGTCGGCGTGCACGCGGGTGTCGCATCGGTCACGGCCTGAGCTGCGTCGCAGAGCTGTCGCATGGCCGTCTCGGTCTGCGACGCCCGGTGCGCCAGGCGCTGCGACAACGTCTCAGCCGGTGTCGCATCTGCTGCCTCGGCGGCGGCCAGGTCGCGCCGCGCGGTGTCCTTGCTGATCTTCAGCTGGGCTGCGATGTCGCGGAGGGATGCGCCACGTTGCGACAGCTGTCGCACTGTCGCGCGGCGTTGCGCGACAGCGGGCGGCGTCACAGCTGCCTCGCGATCGTGAGGACGCGTACGGCGTAGGCGTCGGCGGTCTCCCCGTCGTGGATTGTGGGGAGCGCCCGTGCGGCCTGCTCGGTGGCCTCGGTGGCGACGACGACGGGCACACCGTCGGTGAGGACGTAGGCGACACCGTCGAGGGTGGCGTTGAGGGTGTCGAGGGTGAGCGCCTCGAACGGGTCCTCGGACTGGAGCGACGACGCCAACGCGGTGAGCATCTGGTGCGCGAGCGTGGGTGCGGCGAGGAGCTGCTGAAGCTCAATGTCGAGGGCGTCCATCACGCTGCCACCCCCGGCCGGCCCTCGCGCACGCGGCGCAGCGCCTCGTCCATGTCGGGGTCGGAGTCGGTGGGGGTCTGGATACGATCCATGACGGGCCTGCCTCTTCGTCGCTGTCGGGGTGGGTCTGGCCCCGGCCATGTGGCGTTGTGAGCGCCGGCCGGGGCCGTTGTGCGTTCGTAGCTGGGCTACTTCCCCAGACTGTACGGGGCCCCGTACAGTGGTGGCAAGCGGCCCGCCCAACCGAGATGAGGCCGGGTGTGACCGAGGAGGCTCAACGCGTGATCGACGCCATGGACGCTGTGGAGGCAATGAGCGACCCACGGGAGCGCGCGCAGGCGATCGGTGAGGTGATGGCCGATCAGGTGGCGCGGGGGAAGCGGTGGCGGGAGCTGCGCCGGCAGGTGGTGCTGGACATGCGTGCCGAGTCCCCGCCGGTCTCGTACAGGAAGATCGCTGCTGCGTTGAAGGTGTCGTTGGCGACGGTGCAGGACATCGAGCGGGGGTATACGGGGTCGGGTCGGGATCGGCCGCGGGCGACCCCGGCGCCTGAGTAGCCCGCGTGTACGGAAGCCCCTGGCCGAGCTGGTCGGGGGCTTCGTTGTGTGCAGGTTGTGCACGTGAGCGTCACAGTTCCGCCACGTGCGGGGGCGGTGGGTCCGGGTGGGTCGTACGGTGTGCTGTCACACCCGCGCATCCCAGGGGGGATCACCCATGTCGTACAACGCGCCGCCGCCTCAGCAGCCGGGCCAGCCGCAGTGGGGGCAGCAGCCCCCGCAGCCGGGTTGGGGGGCCGGGGGTCCGCCGCAGCCGAAGAAGAACAACGCGGGCAAGGTGATCGGGTTCGGGTGCGGTGGCCTGGTGCTGCTCCTCCTGATCGTCGGGGTGCTCGGGGCGTTCCTGACCAGCGGCACCGACACGGACGACGACGCGGACCGGATCCTGGAGGTGACCGCGTCGCCGAGCACCCCGGGCAAGGGGAAGACGGCGCCGGCACCGAAGGGTGCGGAGGGTGACGTCACGATCAAGTCGTGCGAGGTGAACAGCACGACGACGTGGCCGGCAGCGGACTTGGAGATCGTCAACCACTCCGACGCGAAGGCGAACTACATCGTCAGCATCGAGTTCGTGGATGCGGCTGGTGTGCGTCTGGGTGAGGGCATGGCGGCGACGAACAGTCTGGCGCCGGGGCAGAAGGCGAAGGCGAAGGCGCAGTCCTTGTCGGACACGTCGGGCAAGGTGACGTGCAAGGTGGCCAAGGTGACCCGGTATCCGGCTGGCTGACCGCGTGGTGAAGCCCCGTCACCGTTGGTGGGTGGCGGGGCTTCGTCGTGTGGTGTACCAGGGCCGGTCAGGGGTTGGCAGGGCGGTCAGGTGGTC